GTTGATGCTCGGTCTATTCCTATTCCTGATTATGTTTACGGCGTTACCAAGGTATTTCCAATTGCCGCTGGAACAGGTACATCAAAGTCAATATTCGATTTACAGTACCAACTTCGCTTAAATGATTTGTATGATTTAACCTCTGTTTCAGTTATATACTATAAACAGGTTATGGGTCATTTGGCGTTACTAGATCATACATTGAACGGTTCACAGTTGTACCGATTTAATAGACACACTGGAAGATTGTATATCGACGAATCATGGGGAGACAATATTCCCGTCGATTCATACGTTCTAGTTGAGAGTTATAGAGCTCTTGATCCGGCGACTTATCCTGCAGTTTATGGTGATCCATGGTTAAAGCACTATACCACAGCGCTTATTAAGAAACAGTGGGCAGTTAACATAAAGAAATTTAGTGGATTGCAACTTCCAGGCGGCGTTACGATGGATGGAGATAAACTCTATGCAGAAGCCATAGAAGAAATTAAAGAATTAGAAGATACGCTAATCTCAAAATCTGCTCCATTGGAATTTTTCTTGGGATAAGTAATGCGTAGCGTATATTTTTCACATGGAACCAAAAGAGAACAGCTTTTATTAGAAGATCTAATTATTGAAGCTGTTAGAATTTGGGGACAAGACTTTTTCTATATACCAAGGACACTTGTCGGTAAAGACAATATTCTCGGTGAAGATCGTTTGTCTGAATTTAGACATGCGTATCCTGTAGAGATGTATTTAGAATCGAATACTGGCTTTGAAGGACAAGGTGCCTTTGTAAGTAAATTCGGTTTAATGATGGAGCAGTCTGCAACACTGACTGTCCCTAAAAGAACATGGCAAAGATTTGTTGGACAGTATGGTCAGACAGTTTTGCCAGGTAGACCGGCAGAAGGAGATTTATTATATTTCCCTCTAACTGACGGTCTATTTGAAATCAAGTTTGTAGAGCATCAGGATCCGTTTTATCAACTTGGAAAATTGTATGTATACAGACTTGAAGTTGAACTCTTCCAGTATGCATCAGAGAAAATTGCAACTGGCATTGAGGAGATCGATGCGTTTGAATCTCTACAATCATTCGATGTAGAGAAACAGACATTCATTGATGATCAAGATCGTGTTGCCGATAATAACTTGTACAGACAAGAAGCTGCAGATATTATCTTCGACACGACAAACCCATTCGGTGATGTTATTGAAACTGCAAAAGTACGGTACTCTGAAACAGCAGACTCAACATCAATTTTAGTAGATTCGGATCTATTCACAGTGGACTTAGACTAACATGGCAAGACAAGTAATTGAAGTAGGCGCATCAGCAAACGACGGAAACGGCGATACACTCAGAGCCGCCTTTATTAAAACCAACGAAATGTTTGGCGAATTATATTCGATCCAATTTAGTCGTTTATATACAGATCTAATTGGAGCGCCAGAACTATTTAGCGGATCATATAATGATCTTACTGATGTTCCGCAAACTTCATTTAATGATCTTAGTGACCGTCCTGTATTTTTTGACGGTGAATTTTCTTCACTAACCAATCTTCCAACCACTTTGGCTGGTTATGGTATTACTGATGCATTTAATGGCTCATATAATAGTCTCGATGATTTGCCAATATTATTCAGCGGATCATATAACGATTTGACAAATACTCCGGATATTCCGGTCCTCGATCAACAGCTGTTAACTACCTCTGTTCCAGAATTTGCCGGAATTCAATTTGCAGATGGCATACAGTATCGTGCATATTTAGGCCAAGATTTTGGCAAATATGTGTTTACACAGATAACTGACGTAAGTGTTATCCTTGGCCAAGGAGCTTCAGGATCTTGGAGACCGTATACATATGAACAGGGTTTTGTATCTTCTGCGGCAAGTAATCCAACATTAGAACATATTCCTGCTCCAGATAGTACTGGAAAATTTAACGGATTTTACCAGAGCGGCGTATATGAAATTACTGCAGTATTTAGCGCAATAGGCAATAATGCTAGGTCTACGATGGCGGTTACTATTAAAGCTGGGGACGATGGAGCTACTGCAAATTTGGGCACAATCGGCACAGAATTTGATGTAGTAAATAGATCAACGGCAACACTAAGTACGATTGTTAGATTTACTAGTCCTGTGCTAGAATCAAACCAAATTTGGTTTACAGCTTCAGATACAGAAGTTGATGCTGGCGCAGTGAGTTATATTTCTAATGTTAACGTGACTATTAAGAAAATTGTCTAATGTTAAGTAACAATATATATTATCACCAGATCACGCGAAAGATTATCGTAGCTTTTGGTGCTCTATTCAGTAATATTAAAATTATTCGATCTAACGAAGGGATTGAAGTGCAAGGTATGGAAGTACCTATTGCATACGCTCCTAAGGAAAAATGGATTATGCGTATCGACCAGGATCCGAATTTGGATTCATATGTCTATACATCTTTGCCGCGGCTTTCATTTGAAATGACCGGTTTAACATACGATTCAACTCGCAAGGTTAATCGTATGAATTATATTTCGTGTGGTGATGGTACTGATACAGTGCAAAGAATGTATTCTCCAGTTCCATATAATTTCGAAATTTCATTATATGTAATAAGTAAAACTCAAGAAGATGCGCTACAGATCGTAGAACAAATATTACCAACATTTTCACCAGAATATACATTATCATTACAACCTATTACCGATAATGATTTGGTGGTCGATGTTCCAGTTATTCTAAATAATATTAGCTTACAAGATGATTATGAAGGTGATTTCCAGACTAGAAGATTCATTACATATACGTTAAACTTTACTCTTAAAGCATACATGTATGGACCAATTAAGGATGGTAAAGTTATTACTACTACTGTAGTTGATATGACTAATCCGGATACTGGTGCAGCTATAGGCAATTATTCTGCAACAGGCGATTCATCAACGGGTGATGTAACAAGTGATCTTTGGAATAACTTTTAATTATTAGTATCTAGAGATACATTATACCATATGGACCTGAATAAATTAAAAGTTTACAACAGTAATTCGAATCTTAAGGGGGCAGGTCAAGCAATACCGTTCTCCCAGCATGAAATCGAAGAATATTTGAAGTGTTCGGAAGATCCCGTCTATTTTATTCAGACTTATTGTAAAATTGTAACATTGGACCACGGTTTACAACCGTTCAATCTGTACCCATGTCAGATTAACAAGGTCAAAGTCATCCATGAAAACCGAAAGGTTATTCTCATGGAAGGACGACAGCAGGGTAAAACTACCACTTCCGCTGCATACATTCTATGGTACACTTTATTCCAATCAAATAAGACCGTTGCTATTCTTGCGAACAAGAAAGCAGCAGCTATGGAAGTACTTGATAGATATCAGACAATGTACGAAGGTCTTCCAAAATGGTTACAGCAGGGTGTTACTACATGGAACAAGGGTGATATTGAATTAGAAAACGGTTCTAAGGTATTCACCGCTGCAACATCTACATCTGGTATTCGTGGTAAATCGGTTAACTTACTATACGTTGACGAAGCTGCAATTATTCCAAACAATGTTGCCGAATCATTCTTCACATCAGTATATCCTACAATCTCTGCTGGTGAGACTACTAAGATTCTATTAAGCTCAACTCCTCTTGGATATAATCACTTCTGGAAATTCTGGACCGATGCTGAACAGGACAAGAACGGATTCGTTAACTTGTTTATTCCGTACTGGGAGATTCCAGGTAGAGATGAGAAGTGGGCAGAAGAACAGCGTAGACTTCTTGGTGAGATTAAGTTTAACCAAGAAGTGCTGTGTACATTCCTTGGTTCTAGTTTGACATTAGTTGCCGCGGACACTATTGCACAAATGGCACCGGCAGCTGCCGAGTTTTCTTCCAATGACGGATTGGATATATACGAAAAACCTAAAGAAGGTCATGTATACGCTATGGCGGTGGATCCTGCCAAGGGAGTCGGTGGAGACTTCTCGGCAATTGTTGTCGTAGATATAACACAAGTTCCATATCGCACCGTTGCTAAGTACAGGAATAAAAATATTCTTCCTATGCTATTTCCTACCGTGATACATAAGTTGGGAACCGATTATAATCAAGCTTATGTTCTAATAGAATTGAATGCTGGTGAACAAGTTGCCGACATTCTTTATAACGATATGGAATATGAGAATTTAATGTTTGTTACGCGTGATACTAAAGGTCAGAGCGTTTCAGCAGGTTTTGGTGGAGGTAAAACCCAATTGGGTGTATATACCGACAAGAAAACAAAAAGAATGGGCTGTTTTAACCTGAAAAGTCTCTTAGAGGGTAAAAAACTGCTAGTGAATGACGCTGATCTTATATCTGAAATTTCTACTTTCATTGAATCTAAAGGATCGTATGCAGCCGATGAAGGCTACCATGATGACTTAGTAATGTGTTTAGTTCTGTTTGCTTGGGCTTCTAGTAGTAATTACTTTGAAGATTTAAGTAATATAAATATAAGGCAAGCGATCTATGAGAATCATATGGCAGCAATTGAGAATCAGTTGACACCCTTTGGTTTTTATAATGATGGTCGAGAAACAGACGAAGAAGCTTCCATCCGACAGCTTCTTTCATCATAAAAACAGTGAAATTATAAATAATAAATCATCCGAGTTGGATTTTTAATAATAAGGAGTTGCAACATGCCTTTTCTAGTTAGCCCAGGCGTAGCAGTAGTCGAGAAAGACTTTAGTTCAATTGTACCAGCGGTCTCTTCATCTACCGGCGCTTTTGCTGGCCCATTTTCATGGGGACCAGTTAATTCACCATTGAGAATTTCTTCAGAAAACGAACTAGTTTCAAAACTAGGAAAGCCTACTGATGCGAATTATCAATCATTCTTTTCTGCAGGCAATTTCTTAGCCTACACGAATACATTATATGTTAACCGTACTGACGGTGATGGCCTGCTAAACGCTTCTAGCGTACAGTCTGGTCCTGTAGCTTCAGCGGATATTTCTATCACAGAGCAAGGTAGTGGTTACACTGCTGCTGAAACTCTAACTGCAACAGTAGAATTTGCTGAACCACTTATCGGCGGTTCAACAGCAGAAGGCACATTGATGTGGGAAGAGTACGATGCAATTAACGGCCTATGGCGCGTTAGCGGTATTCAACTAACTTCTGCCGGTGGTGGATACGTTAATCCACCAGCAATTACTATCAGTGATCCTGCTGCTGGTACTACTGCAACTGCTGCAGTATCAAGAATTGTAAAAACCGGCGTCAAGATCAAAAATATCGATGACTACCAAAATAATTTTTCTGAAACGCATTTGCATAACGGAGAGTTTGCTGCTAAGTATCCAGGCACACGTGCTAACGGTGTTACAGTATACTTGATTGATGCAAACAACTGGGCTTCAATGCCAGTTACAGTTCAGAAACAATTTACTGGCGCTCCAGGTACTTCTGATTACGCTGCTGTAAACGTTGGCGCTAATGCATTAGACGAATTGCACATCTTGGTTGTTGACAATTCTAAGGGCTCTTTTACTGGCGTAAGCGGTGCAGTATTAGAGAAGTTTGAATATGTCTCTAAACTAAGTGATGCTAAGAGATCTGATGGCACCAATATCTACTATAAAGATATTGTTAATAACCAGTCTAACTACTTGTGGGCACTAGCTACTCCAGCTGCTATTCAGGAAAAAGCTTTAGCTCTTGGTGTAACTTCCACTACAACAGATGATGCCGGCAATATTACTATTTCTGATAGTACTAAGTTTGCAGAGCTTTCAAGCTTCATGAACGAGTTCAATGCATCTAATAGTGCTGTCGAATTCAAACTAAGTCTTTTTGGCGGTTCAAACGAAGGTGTGCACACTATTTCTGGCATTACCACAACTACAGCTAACGATGCTATCACTGCATACGTTATTACAGTTACTAGTGAAACTATTGCCGAAACTGCTGCAGTAGCTGTCACTAGCGTTGGAGATGCATATAATTGGGGAAGTTCTTCTGACATCATAGTTGATAGCGGATTCCAATTGGCCGTTTTAAATTCTACATTTACTGATGGTGTTGCTTTGGCTGGTGGTGCTGATGGTTCAGCTCCTACTGACGGTCAAGTTCAAGAAGCATATGCAGCTTTTGCTAACACAGACGATTACGAAATCTCTTTAGTTGTTGCTGGTAATGTTTCTACAACGGTTGCAAACTATCTAATCACATCTTTGGCTGAAGTTCGTAAAGATTGTATCGTATTCATCTCTCCACGCAATGCTAGCGGTAATCATTGGATCACCTCTACTCAAGCCGGCGTAACCCCAGAAAATGCAGCGATTGCATACAAAAATGCGGTTAACGCTAGCTCTTCATACGGTGTTATTGATTCTGGCTGGAAGTACCAGTATGATGCATACAATGACAAGTACCGTTGGGTTCCATTGAATGGTGATACTGCTGGCTTATGTGCTCGCGTTGACTTTACTGCCGATCCATGGTATTCACCAGGTGGTTTCAACCGCGGTCAGATTAAGAACGTTGTTAAGTTGGGCTACAACCCTAACCAAACTCAACGTGATGCACTATACACAGAAGGTATTAACCCAGTAGTTATCTTCCCAGGACAGGGAACTGTTCTATACGGAGATAAGACTATGTTAGCTAAACCTTCAGCATTCGATCGTATTAACGTACGTCGCTTGTTCATCGTATTGGAAAAATCCATTGCTACCGCTGCTAAGTACCAGTTGTTTGAATTTAACGATTCATTTACTCGTGCTCAGTTCCGCAACTTGGTTGAACCGTTCCTACGTGATGTACAAGGTCGCCGTGGTGTTGTTGACTTCAAGGTTGTTTGTGATGAAACAAATAACACTGGCGAAGTTATCGATCGTAACGAATTTGCTGCTGATATCTACATCAAGCCAAACCGTTCAATCAACTTCATCACTCTAAACTTTGTTGCGGCTCGCTCTTCAGTAAGCTTCAGCGAATTAGGCGCATAATATAAGCAGGGGGAGACCCCTGCTTACTTGTATAAATACATATAACAGTTAAAACAAAGGAGTCTTAAATGGCTAGAATCTCAGATTTTAAGGCACAAATGGGCGGCGGTGGCGCTCGCGCTAACCAGTTTAGAGTGGAACTATCTTTCCCTTCTTACGTTGGTGTTAGTGCTTCTATCGGCCAATCGTCCCAATTCTTGTGTAAATCAGCATCATTGCCTGGTTCAACAATCGACAATATGCCGATTAATTACCGCGGTCGTGTTGTTAACATTGCTGGCGAGCGTACCTTTGCTCCATGGCAGGTTACCGTCTATAATGACACAGACTTTGGTATCCGTAACGCTCTAGAAAAGTGGGCCGATGGCGTTCAAAGCTTGACCGATACTACCGGTTTGACAAGCCCAGGTGCATATCAAGTAGATCTATTAGTTCACCAGTTAGATCGCAACGGTGCTACACTAAAGACCTATAAATTCGTTGATGCGTATCCAACAGAAATTGGTCCAATCGCATTGGACTTTGATACAACTAATCAGATCGAAACATTTGATGTCAACTTCACATACAACTACTGGACAACTACTGAGTCCACTGGTTACGTTAATGTTAACATTGAAATCGGTTAATTAGCAACTTAGATTGGTTTAAAATATAATGAATATATTTGGATTTGAAATCCAGCGTAAAAAGACGGAAGTCCAACTTACACCTGTAGCGCCAGCACATGATGACGGCGCTACCGTTGTAACATCCGCTGGTGGTTATTATGGCCAGATGATTAATCTCGAAGCGACGATTCGTTCAGAAAACGATATCATTCGTCGCTATCGGGAGATTTCGCAGTATCCGGATTGCGATTCGGCAATTGATGATATTGCCAACGAGGCGATTGTATCTGAAGAAGATGATATCCCTGTTGAGATTGTTCTAGATGATCTTAAAGTGTCTTCTGGAATTAAAAAGAAGATCACTGAAGAATTCTATCAAGTCATGAGGCTTCTAAAGTTTGACCAAAAAGGTCATGATATGTTTAGAAGTTGGTATATTGATGGTAGAATGTATTATCACATCTTGATTGATGAGAATAATCCCAAGAATGGTATTGTAGAACTACGTTATATTGATCCGCGAAAGATTCGTAAAATCAAAAACGTTAAGAAACAAAAGAATGCGAATGGCGTGGAGATAGTTAAGTCTATTGACGAGTACTATATCTACAATGATAAAGGCATTCAAGAAGGTGATGTAAAGGGCGTTAAATTACCAATAGATTCAGTAATTTACGTTCCATCTGGAATCACAGATCAAAATACAGGTATGGCATTATCATACCTACACAAAGCTATTAAATTAGTCAATCAATTGAAAATGATGGAAGATGCATTAGTCATCTATCGTATCAGTCGTGCGCCTGAGCGTCGTATTTTCTACGTTGACGTTGGAAACCTTCCTAAGATGAAGGCGGAACAATACGTCAACGACTTGATGAATAAGTTTAAGAACAAGGTTGTATATGATGCAACCACAGGTGAAGTACGAGATGATCGTAAACACTTATCAATGATGGAAGACTTCTGGATGCCACGTCGTGAAGGCGGCAAGGGTACAGAAATTACAACGTTGCCGGGTGGTCAGACGCTTGGACAAATCGAAGATATTGAATTCTTCCAGAATAAACTATTCCAGGCTTTAAACGTTCCAGCCTCTCGTCTAAAGGGCGAACAAGGATTTAACTTAGGTCGTTCGTCAGAAATTACTCGTGACGAAATAAAGTTTACTAAATTCATTCAACGAATTCGTAAGAAGTTCTCTAATATATTTTTAGATGCGCTAAGAGTTCAATTGATTGCTAAAGGCATTATCAACCCAGAAGAATGGGATGATATGTCGCAAGATATCCGCTTTGACTTCCAAAAAGATAACTACTTTGCGGAAATTAAAGAGTCCGAGATTACGCAGTCTAGATTGAATATACTTCAGACCGTAGATCAATTTGCCGGTAAGTACTACTCTCCAACATGGATCAAGAAAAATATCTTGAAACTAACTGATGAAGAAATTGAAGAGATGGATGAAGAGAACGAAGAGTATAACAAACAGCAAATGGAACTGCAAAGGCAACAGCTCGAAATGCAACAAGGGCAACAGCAACAGCAGCCAGAATCAGATAATACAGATAATACACAATTAGGAGGTGAAGATGTCTACAACCCGTAATTTAGTTGATGCTTTAATTAGCGGAGATTCATTGTCAATCGAAACTACGTTTGATGCAGCAATGTCAGAACGTATTTCAGGCGGCCTAGATGCCATGAAGATGAGCATTGCTAATAGTATGTTCAATCCGGCACCCGAAGCTGTAGAGGCTATTGCCCCAGAAGAAACAGAATAATGAAATTCATTAGTTCCATGAGAAAACCAAGTGATGACGTAGCATATAAAGGCCATGTCATCACTATATCCGAAAATAACGTATATGTCGATTCGGAACTAATATTAGAAGACTGCATCAGCAATGGTGCAGGTAAATTGTATGCTAAGTCATACATTGATTCTATAGTCGTTTTAGAGACTGCCGAAGTTGTTACTACGGAGTCTATCGTAAATACTGCGATGCGACACCATGGAATCAAGCTGACGAATACATTAGTAGAGTCATATAAAGAGTTAATTCTTGCAGGAGAATTTACTCTAGATCCGGTTGTATTAGAACTTAAAGAAGGTAAATCTTCTATTTACGGTAAAACCGAATTTATCTTAAATGATAATTCTGTGGTCGCAATCAATGAATCTACTATCAAAAAATTGCTATCTTTAAATGTAGATAAATATAAATTAGTAGATTTTATGAAACAGTCTAAAGACAACTTTGTTGCTGTAATACAAGAACTTGGAAGATAACTATGGCAAAACACATTTTAAAACTAACAGACAAGAAGGTTGCCGTTAAAGTAAACGGGACTGACGTAACTGAAACAATTACGTTGGCGTCCGATTGCAAATTAGCAGCTGAAACTATTGATCAAACACAATCAGTTAGCATTCTATCAATCACATGGATGGGAGCTGCGGGAGCATACGCCACAATCACGCGTGGCACTTCCGCAGTGCCGATTGCAATTGTTCAAGGCGAGTGCGCAACCACTATCAATTTTGCTGGATCTGAATTTTCTGAATCGGTTACTCCGACGGAAGATATCAAGATTGTCACTAGTGGCGATATGCAAGTATACTTATTGTTGAGAAAAGATGATGGTTACTCAACCGCCGATCCTCAGCAGTACACAACTATTCCATACTAATAGGAGTATTTCATGAAACTTATTAGAGAAGTAGTTGAATCCGTAAATTTAATTACGGAAAACAAACTAGGACAAGAAAAAGAATACTTCATCGAAGGTATTTTTCTTCAATCAGAATTAAAAAACCGTAATGGTCGTATGTACCCAGAGCCTACGATGGATAATGCGGTTAAGAGTTATGTGGAAAATTACGTTAACCAAAAACGTGCTTATGGTGAATTAGGTCATCCTGATACACCAAGTATCAATCTAGATCGTGTGTCACACATTATCACAGATTTGAGAAAAGAAGGTACAAATTGGATTGGTAAAGCTAAAGTACTTGCAACTCCTATGGGACAGATTGCTCGTGGCTTACTAGATGGCGGTGCTAATCTTGGTGTATCTAGCAGAGCGCTCGGTTCGTTAAAAACCAACAGGGATGGAATACAAGTCGTACAAGACGATTTTGTCCTTTCTACTGCTGCTGATATTGTCGCTGATCCTTCAGCGCCTGATGCTTTCGTAAGAGGTATCATGGAAGGTCACGAATGGGTTTATGTCGATGGGAAATACGTGGAAAAGCAGATAGAACAAACTCGAAAGTTAATCAAAAGTACTTCAACAAAGCACTTGACTGAAGTATCAGCTGTTGCTTTTGAAAAATTCTTGAATTCTTTAAAGTAATAAATAATATTAACACCATTGGATATATCCAATCAATAGGAGATTACACATGTCAATTGATCAAAAAATCGCTCAGCTAATGGAAGAGTCTGAAAAGCTCCAGGCTGAAGAGTCACAAGAAGTTGTTGCTGAAGAGGCAACTGAAGAAGTAGTAGCTGAAGAAGCCGCTACGGAAGAGCAAGTTGAAGTTGTTGCTGAAGAAGCCCAAGAAGAAACCGCTGAGTTATCAGTTGACGTTTCTGCTGACGTTGCTGCTTTAGTTAACGGCGAAGAACTTAGCGAAGAATTTAAAACCAAAGCTGCTACGATTTTCGAAGCTGCTGTGGTAACTCGTGTTAAGTCAGAAATGGCTAAACTCGAAGAACAGTTTGAAACTCAACTTGCTGAACAAGTTGAAGAAATCAAAGATGGGTTAGTTGAAAAAGTTGATGGATATCTCAACTACGTTGTTGAGCAGTGGATGACTGATAATGAAATCGCCCTTGAAAATGGCTTAAAGAATGAAATCCTAGAAAGCTTCGTAAGCGGCATGAAGGGTTTGTTCCAAGAGCACTATATCGAAGTACCTGAAGACAAGTTTGACATCTTAGGTGATATGCAGCAAGAGATTGTTGACATGAAATCTAAGCTAGACGAGCAACTATCTACTAACGTAGATTTGTCCGCCAAGTTGAACCAGATGGTACGAGTTTCTGCAATTGATGAAGTTTCTTCACAGTTAGCAGATACAGACGCTGAAAAGTTCAAAGCTTTAGCCGAAGAGTTATCTTTTGAAGACTCTGAAACTTTTAAAACAAAGCTTGAAACTATCAAAGAAAACTATTTCGGCCAGAAGCAGCAAACTGCCAAAGTTGATACTGTCGTAACTGATGAACCAGTCGAGCAATTAGACGAGAGCGTAAAAGCTCAAATCGACCCTCGCATGGAAAGATACTTAACAGCGTTTAGGTCATCTAAGTAATCTATTAAATCTTTTAAAGGAAAATATAAAATGGCAACACGTCCAGAATTATTGAAAAAGTGGTCCCCAATCCTAGAAGCGGAAGGCGTTTCTAAAATTGGTGACCAATACCGTCGTGAAGTTACCGCTCAACTCTTGGAAAACCAAGAGCGTGCGATGCATGAAGGTGCTCAAGCACTTTTCGAAACTTCTTCTATCGCTAACCAAGGTGGTGGTTCTATCGCTGGTGGACAAGCTAATGCAGCTGGTTCAGGCGTTGACGGCTACGATCCAGTTCTAATCAGCTTGGTTCGTCGTGCAGCTCCACAAATGATCGCTTATGACATTTGCGGTGTTCAGCCAATGACACAACCTACCGGTTTGATCTTCGCAATGAAGAGCCGTTACGAAGACCAAGCAGGTGCTGAAGCATTGTTCAACGAAGCCGATACTGGTTTCGCTGGTACAGGTGCTCATCCAGCTGGTACTGGTATGTCTACTGCTTCTTCTGAAGACCTAGGCGAGAACGGTACGTTCGGTCAAATGGCTTTCTCAATCGAGCGTACATCAGTTGTTGCTAAGACACGTGCATTGCGTGCTGAGTACACTGTTGAACTTGCTCAAGACTTGAAGGCTGTTCACGGTCTAGACGCCGAAGGCGAATTGAGCAACATTCTCTCAACAGAGATCACCCAAGAAATCAACCGTGAAGTTGTTCGTACAATGTACACAGCTGCTAAAGTTGGTGCACAAAACGGTACAGCCGTTGCTGGTACATTCAACCTAGACGTTGACTCTAGCGGCCGTTGGTCAGTTGAGAAGTTCAAGGGCTTGATGTTCCAAATCGAACGCGAAGCTAACTTGATCGCCAAAGAAACACGTCGTGGCCGTGGTAACTTCATCGTTACTTCTGCTGACGTAGCTTCTGCCTTGGCCATGGCCGGCGTGTTGGATTACACTCCTGCATTGTCTACTGGCTTGAACGTTGACGAGTCTTCAACAACCTTCGCTGGTGTGTTGAACGGCAAGTACAAAGTGTATGTTGACCCATACTTCAGCACAACTGCTGCTGACCAATTCTTCTTGGTTGGTTACAAGGGTACTTCTGCATTCGACGCTGGTATGTTCTACTGCCCGTACGTTCCATTGGAGAAAGTTCGCGCTATCGATCCAGCTACGTTCCAGCCAAAGATTGGCTTCAAGACTCGCTACGGTATGGTTGCAAACCCATTCACTAGCTTGTCAGCTGGCGCTAACGTTTACTACCGCAAGGTAACAGTTACTAACTTGATGTAATTGACGAAACCTACGTAGATAGGTATTTAAAGGGATCCTTCGGGATCCCTTTTTTTTATTATAAATAGTGTATCATGAGGATAATCATATGACCATCAGAACTTTAGCCTGTCCATTACCAGCTGGAATAAACTCGTTGTCCCCAGCGGGATACATGTTCAACATTCAAAAATTGCCAGAGTTGACGTACTTCTGTCAGCAGGTATCATTGCCATCTATTAATCTAGGAAATACTGAATTCATGAACCCATTGGTTCGAGTACCAGTACCTGGAGATACTTTAGACTTCGAACCATTACGGATAGAGTTCGTGGTTGATACGGGTATGCTTAACTATCAAGCTGTTTATAGTTGGTTGACTGGTATTGCTTACCCAGAAGATAATTTACAGTTTACTTCTTTTAAAGCGCAACAGACGTTTCAAACTACTGATGTATCATCTATGGTGTCAGATGCCACTTTAGCCATATTAGATAATAATAACAATAAAAGTGCAACTGTTACATTCAAAGATTGTTATCCTTTAAACATAGAGTCATTGACTTTCTCATCTACTATTGATGATGTACAAGTCATGATTGGTGCTGCAACTTTTGCATACACGATATATACATTTTCATAATTAATTATTTGTATCCAGAGATACATTATACTGTGAGTAGCCTATTAAACTACTCGAAGTGGATGAATTAGAATATTCCTCCTTGTGATATAATATGGTTATTCGTTATGGATAGTGGAAAATTATGACTTTAGATGAACTAATTGATCAATGGGAAAAAGATAGTACAGTCGACGGGGACAACCTCGATCGAGAGTCTATACGTACACCCAACATACATTCCAAATACCTTCGTATCATGATGACTTACAAGATGAAGTTGTCTGCATTGAAGGTGGAATACAGTACCCTACGACAAACTAAATTTCGTTACTATCGTGGCGAGATGGGCAAAGTTGAGCTCGAACAATATGGATGGGAACAGTGGCAAGGTGTTAAGCCACTTAAGTCTGACATGAACGAGTTCCTTGATGGCGATGCCGACTTGAACAAAATTACGATTAAGTGTCAATACTTGGAAAATATGATCCAAGGCGTAGAGTCTATGATGAATCAAATTAAAGCTCGTGATTGGCAGATCCGAAACTCCATTGAATGGAAGAAATTCATCACTGGCCAATGATTACAATTACTAAACTTAACGAATCAACTATCCGTGTTATTGGCGATGATAGCATTGAACAAGAGCTCAGAGACTTCTTTACGTTTGACGTTCCTGGTGCTCGTTATACTCCAATGTATAAAGCCAAGATGTGGGATGGAAAGATTCGCATGTATGATATACACCGCAAGACATTGCAAAAAGGTCTGTATAACTACGTGGTTAAGTTTTGTGAAAAGAACGGCTATAAGTATGCGCACGATGGTGAGGTACTAACTAAGACCGATATTGGTTTACCTAAAGTGCAGGAATTCATACAGTGGTTGAATCCATGCTCTCGTGGTGTACCAATCACTCCGCGTGATTACCAGATAGAAGCTGTCCACCATGCTATTGAGAATGAAAGAGCTTTGTTACTCTCTCCGACTGCATCAGGTAAGTCTCTCATCATTTACAGCACTATGCGCTATCATTTGGAACACGATAGAAAGTGTATCATCATAGTTCCAACAACCAGTCTTGTTGAACAGATGTATGCAGATTTTGTAGATTACTCTACTGGAAACGGATGGAATGTAGAGAAACATTGCCAAAAACTTTATAGCGGATTTACTCGCGATGTAAGTTCTAACGTGTTGATTACCACATGGCAATCTGTCTATAAGCAACCAGCAGCGTGGTTTAAACAGTTTGATGTGTGTTTCGGTGATGAAGCCCACTTGTTTAAAGCAAAGTCATTGACTTCTGCCATGGATAAGATGAGCGAGACTAGATACCGCATCGGTACTACTGGAACTATTGATGCAAAGAACGCAAACAAGCTAGTTCTTGAAGGTGTATTTGGACCAGTTCACAAGGTTATTACAACCAAAGAGCTTATGGACAATAACCAGGTTGCAGCTCTAAAAATAAAGTGCTTGATGCTGAAGTATGATGACGAGTCACGTAAATTGCTCAAGGGTGCTAGCTATCAGAATGAGATGAACTTCATTGTGCAGCATGAAAAGCGTAATAAGTTTATACGTAACCTCACTATAAATTGTGAAGGCAATACGTTGTTATTGTTTCAATACGTAGAAAAACACGGCAAGATCTTACATGACATGATTCGTGATAAGGTCGGTGATACTCGTAAAATTTATTTTGTCTATGGCGGTACCGATGTTGAGGCAAGAGAGGAAGCTCGTAGGATCACGGAAAAGAATGATGATGTTATAATTATTGCATCATACGGAGTATTCTCTACTGGTATTAACATTCCATCGATTGAGAACGTTATTTTTGCTTCACCATCGAAGTCTAAGATTCGTAACCTCCAGTCGATTGGTCGTGGTCTACGCCTGAAGAACGGAAAGACCCACTGTAACTTGTTTGATATCTCCGATGATCTTTCTTGGAAGTCTAAGAAAAACCACACATTAAACCACCTAACTGAACGTCTTAAGATATATTCTGAAGAACAGTTTAAGTATAAACTTATGGAGATAGATCTTTGAAAGTCGTAATAATTAAACTTATAAACGGAGAAACATTACTTGGTGAATATATCGATAAAGACCAAGTGTATATTTCCATCAATCGACCTCTTGAAGTTAAAATGACTCCTAGCGTTGTTGGCGGTCAACTCGTGGAGAACCCAGTAATTTCAATGTACAGTCAGTTTGCTAAAGAAGAAGTATTTGACTTCCGCGGAGACCATATACTCTACTGTGTAGAGGCTCTTTCCAAGATTGCAGATTTTTATATTAAGACCTCGGATGAAATGTATAACGTTGATATCAATGCTATCACTATAAAAGACTTTGAAGCTGGTTCTGAGGAAGAGAAAAAAGAAGGTATTGATATCGACGCAGTTCTTCAAAATTCAAAAAAGATCATGCATTAATATACAAATATAGTATATAATATATGATAAAGGAACACATATGGCACATTACGTAAACAACGCGGAAATGCTTGCGGCTATTAAAGAATATAAGCTAGCACTCAAGACGGCTAAAGAAAATGATACAACACATCCAAGGATACCTGAGTACCTTGGTAAGTGTGTACTTATGATTGCAACAAAACTATCGCATAAACCAAATTTTATTAACTATTCGTATCGTGATGATATGATTAGCGATGGTATTGAAAACTGTGTTATGTGTATTGATAGTTTCAATCCTGAAAAATCTTCTAATCCATTTGCATATTTTACTCAGGTAATCTATTACGCATTTTTGCGTCGTATCCAAAAAGAAAAGAAGCAATCTTACATCAAAGGCAAGATGATTCAGGAAATGCCATTTGATTCTTTCGAGACTCAAGATCACGACGAAGGCGAATTCATTAATAACTATTTGTCATTCGTTCAGACTCATTCCAATTTTGATGATTCTTTCATTCGTAAGAAGGAAAAGAAAAAACCAGTTACTAAAGATGATCAGTCTTTAGTAAAATTTATTGATGATGGAGAACCTGTAAATGACGATAGCAGTAATAACTGATCAACACTTTGGTGCGCGTGGTGATAGTGGACAGTGTCTAGATTACTATCAGAAATTCTATGATAATGTTTTCTTCCCTTCCATAGTGGAGAAGGGTGTATCATCTGTATACATCCTAGGTGATACATTCGATCGTCGCAAGTATGTCAACTTCAATACTCTTGCTCGCGCGAAGAAAATGTTTTTTGACAAGCTTCAAGAAATGGATATGCCTGTAGTGATGATTGCAGGTAATCATGACACATACTTTAAAAACACCAATGAGGTCAATTCACCAGATCTTCTTTTGGTTGAATATTCAAATATCACGATTATTGATAGTCCTACCACGATTATTGATGGCGTATATGTGTGTATGCTTCCATGGATCTGCGCTGATAACTATCAAGCAAGCTTAGAGGAAATCAAGAATACCAAAGCAGAAATCTGTATGGGCCACCTTGAAATCGCAGGCTTTACGATGTACCGTGGACATGAGTCTCAGGATGGACTAGATACTTCAATCTTCAACAAGTTTGATACAGTATTTTCAGGCCACTACCATCACAAATCTTCTAAAGGCAATATCCACTATTTGGGCAACCCGTATGAGCTAACATGGCAAGACTACAATGATCCACGTGGGTTTCATATTTTTGATTTGCAGACTCGTGAGTTAGAATTCATTCAAAATCCTTACACCATGTTTGAGCGTTACGAGTACGATGATACACAAGAAGTCATTAATGATTTTTCACGATTCACTGACAAGTATGTTAAAATCATTGTTGTAAACAAGACTGATCTATATAAATTCGATCTTTTCATCAATGGACTGTATCAAAGTAATCCTCAAGATGTTAAAATTGTAGAGGACTTCTCAGAGTTTACCGATGGAGAAGTCGATGAAAATATCAATTTAGAAGATACATCATCTGTATTGATGGATTATATTGAATCACTTGAGACTGATAGCGACAAAGAAAAGATTAAGAAATTTATGAAGTCTTTGTATATGGAAGCATTGAATACAACAGAACATGATTAACTTTAAGCAAATATCTTGGAAGAATTTTCTATCAACAGGAAATTCTGCAAATACAATCCAATTAAACCGTTCTGCATCTACACTCATTGTAGGTAAGAACGGTGAAGGTAAGTCTACTGTATTGGATGCAATCACCTTTGCATTATTCGGCAAGCCTTTCCGTAATATTAACAAACCTCAACTAGTCAACTCTATCAATGGAAAGAATTGTCTGGTAGAGGTAGAGTTCGATATTGGAAGTGTTTCGTACAAGGTTATTCGTGGTATTAAGCCTGGTATCTTCGAGGTTTATTGTAACGGCCAATTGATGAATCAGGATGCCGCTGCAAAAGACTATCAAGATGTATTAGAGCGACAGATTCTAAAGCTTAGTTACAAAACATTCACCCAAGTTGTTATCTTAGGTTCTGCATCGTTTGTCCCATTCATGCAATTGCCTGCGGCACAACGACGTAGTGTAATTGAAGATATTTTGGACATCAGTGTGTTCTCCACCATGAACACCATTCTTAAAGAAAAGATTGCGAATACTAAAGACGAAATCCAAGCAGTGGATAATCGTATTACTATTTCTAAGAACGCAGTCAATGTTCAAAAACGCATGATCGATACCTTAGTCTCTTCTAAGAAAGATCAAGTATCTCAGATCGAAAAACAAATCTCTGATAACATTGCCGATATTGCAAAGGCTGAAACACAGTTTAAAGATATCGATAAGAAAATTAAAGCCATTTCCGTCGATATTGAAGATAACGATGATCTAGATACTTGGATTGCTGCCGCGATTCGTGCAAAATCATCGTTCTCTTCTACAATGGAACGCAATGAGAAAACTTTAAAATTCTTTGCAAAAAATGAAACATGCCCATCATGTTCTCAAGGAATTCCTCATACCCACAAGGAATCCATCGTCTCTACTTTATCGACCGATCAGGAAGAGCTTGAAGCTCAAATTGCAACTATCGAAGATGCACATTCTAAGTTGATCGAACGACAGAAGAAAACTAACAAGCTTAATAAAGAAATCACAGTATTAAATTCACAAGCTCATGCTTTGACTATGTCTATTAGTAATCTTGTAAAGCAGAACGAGAAGCTTAAGAAAGATATCCAAGACACCCAAGATGATACTGTGAATATTGATGTTGAGAAAGCAAAGCTCAGGGAGATTGCCGAGGAAGCAATGACCCTAGTAAATCGTAAGAACGAACTACTTGACGCTAAACAGATACAAGATGTTGCAACCCTTTTGCTCAAAGACACTGGCGTAAAGACTGCAATCATACGTGAATATCTGCCAGTCATGAACAAGTTGATTAACGGTTACCTGAGTGCAATGGACTTCTATGTTCACTTTGAACTGGACGAATCATTCAATGAGGTTATCAAGTCTAGGTATCGTGATGAGTTTACCTATGCTTCATTCTCGGAGGGTGAAAAGATGCGTATCGATCTTGCCATCTTGTTCACATGGCGTCAGATCGCAAAGATGAAAAATTCTGTCAATACCAACCTGTTACTCCTGGATGAAATCTTTGATTCATCACTCGATGTTGCAGGTACCGACTACTTCCTCACTATCATGAACGCTCTACAGGACAAAACCAACGTGTTCGTCATTAGTCACAAGGGAGATCAACTGTTCGATAAGTTTCATAGTGTAATACGTGTAGAGAAGAAAAACGACTTTTCTGTAATACTTTAGTACTAATTTCTGGCCAAAAGTAATACTCTGGTTCTATATGTACAATAATTGGTATTTTATTGTACAATACACCTATACCGGAGATTATTATGGAATCAAATGACATCCTGGCTAAACTACTAGCCAACGAGAACATCAATGTTGTACGTGGACAGGTAACCACGGCAAGTTTTAACATTGGCACACGCACTCTAGTTCTTCCGCAATGGAAAAACCTGGAGGCAGTGACTGAAGAGATGCTAATCTTGCATGAAGTCGGTCATGCTCTATTCACTACCGACGAGTATGCAGAATCTCAAAAAGACCACCCTCGTTCATTTGGCCACTATTTGAACGTTGTAGAAGACGCACGAATTGAGCGTAAAATGAAAGACCGGTATCCCGGTGCCCGCAAAACCTTTATTGGTGGTTATGCGGACTTGGCAGCACGCGACTTCTTTGAAATTGCCGGCCGCGATTTAACTGCATATAATTTTATTGATCGAATTAATCTGTATTTTAAACTTGGCGCAAAATGTGGCGTTAAATTTTCAAAATCTGAAATTAATTTCATATATGATATTGAGAAAACGGATAGTATTAAAGATGCAATTGAATTAACTGAACGCCTTTATGCATTCTGCAAGCAAAATGCAGAGGAAGAAATTGAAACGTCTAAAATTACACAGAATCTGGATGATGAAGATGATTCAGATGAAGACGATTTAGATGATCAATTAGAAGGCAATTACGACTATTCAGATGAAGAAGGCGAAGAAGAGGAATCTGAATCAGATATTAACTCTGGCGAAAATGATATCGAAAAGAAATTGCAATCTGAAACGATGCAATCATTAGATTCTAAATTGCAAGATAGTGCAGATGTTGATACAGAATTCAATTATTATGAACCTGCATTTCATCAAAACGATTTAGATGATGAGCTTATTGTTGAATATAAAACCGTATTACGTGAATTAACAGATTCAATAAGCGAAGATTCATTTCAATTTTATTCCAATAAAGCATCTCAATTGCGTCGTGATAATGCTTCTATCATTAATAATATGGTAAAAGAATTTGAAATGCGTAAGTCAGCTTCTAATTGGAAGCGTGCTCGCACAGCAAAAACAGGTCAAATTGATACAAAGAAGCTTTATGGTTATCAAATTAAAGACGAATTGTTTAAGCAATTAACTGTAATTAAAGATGGCAAAAAACACGGAATGCTTTTCTTGCTGGATTGGTCTGGTTCAATGGGCGACTATATGAACGAAACTATTGGCCAGCTAATTAATCTTGCAATGTTTGCTCGCCGAATTAATATTCCATTTCAAGTATTTGCATTTACTTCTGCATATCGGAGTACTTATTCGCACCTCGATAAGCCTGAATATGACGAATCCAAAAATATTAAAGGCTTAGGCAATGCTTATAATGTGTCATTATTAGAATTGTTTAGTGATCGTATGAACGAATCAGAATTTAATAAAATGGTCACATTTTTAATTTCACGCCCCTATTATTACTCACGTAATTATGGTTTAGGTGGCACTCCTTTAAATGAAGCATTGTTGTATTTGACTGATTATATTGGAAAATTTATCCAACAACGATCTGTAGAAAAAATGGTATTAATTACATTAACAGATGGAGAAGGTGGCAGAATTGTTGGAGAACGCAGATTAGATGTGCGTCAATATAATGTTGAATCTAATAAGCATATTAATGTGCGTAATTTTATAAAAGATCCTATTACAGGAAAACAATATACTATTACTGATGATAGTAATACACAAACTCGCGTATTATTAACAATTATTAAAGATCGATATAATGTTTCAAATATCGGATTTAATTTAGTCTCTAATCGTCGTCACGAATTATTTCGTTTGTCATACTATATTTTAAATAAGGATATTGATTTACATAAAATGCAATTAGATTTGCGAGCAAATAGATTTGTCGAAGTTTCAAACGGTGCATATGATCATTATTATGTAATTGATATTAAAGGATTGCGTGTAGAAAATAATATAGATCTGTCTGCAGTTAATAGTGATATGTCGGCAGCAAAAGCTTCTAGGGTATTTGCAAAGGCAATTGGAACCAATAAAACATCTCGAGTGGTGCTCAATCAGTTTGTCTCAGAAGTAGCATAAAAAGTAATACTTTTGACATATGTTCAATAATTGGATGTTTTGGTATAATAAACCATAGACGAACAACGGAGAACGTTATGAAACTAAAAGAAGCCTTCATGGAATACCTGGAAAATGCCGTAGAAGCAATTGCTTCTGGCGAGGTAGACTCAGACGAGGTTGTACAGGAACTGGTAGACTTGGGGATGCATATCTCCGTTGCCCGGGACATGGTTTATACAGCAATTGAAAGTAGTACCTAAGTATTATAAAATAGTATACTTTTTTGGTGTACTACTATGTACAAAAAATAGAAGATTTGGTATAATAAACCATAGACAGACAACGGAGAATATTATGAAATTTATGACTGATCTTACACAAGCTACTTTGGTTGCCATCTTGATCGGTGCTCCATTTGCCTTCTATTTTGCCTTTATGATGCAACCTTAAACTGAGGATTATATTATGAAACGTGTGACTGACGAATTCAAGCAAGAATTCATTTCGGGCCTAAATGCAATGTTCCCTGACGTGGTTACATCAGGGCTCGTATCTAACGCTCAGATTACTGAGTATATGAAAAAGACTAAAGATAAAAAGTGGCCGACGTGGCTCACTCGTCCCGACGCTCGCGCAAGTCGTGGCGTGTATTTTATTACTGCGCAAAAGAAATCAAATGTTGTGCCTATGAATGTTCCAAAACCCGTGGCAGTAGTGCAATCTACTGACACTAAGCCGCTAGTTCCTGTAAAGGATCCAGCATTCGTACCTTTCGGTATTTACAAAGATGTTGAAACTATCGTCAAGTCTCGACAGTTTTATCCTGTGTATATCTATGGACCTACTGGTAACGGTAAGTCTACTGCAGTAGAACAGGCTTGCGCAAAGCTCAAGACTCCGATGATTCGTGTTAACTTAAACATGATGACAGACGAAGATCAATTGATCGGCACTAAGACTCTTGTAGATGGTAACATCGAAATTGTCGAAGGTCCAGTATTGATTGCGATGCGCGCAGGTATTCCGCTATTGCTCGATGAACTTGATGCGGGTTCTGCAAATACTTTGCTGTGTTTGCAGCCAATCCTTGAAGGTAAACCGTACTTTTTCAAGTTGAAGAATGAATTGATTATTCCTGCAGAAGGTTTCAACGTCTTTGCTACTGGTAATACCAAAGGCAAAGGTTCAGATGATGGCCGTTATATCGGTACAAACATTCTCAACGAAGCTTTCTTGGAACGCTTTGCGATTACTCTAACTCAAGATTATCCTTCAACTGGTGTTGAACGGAAAATCGTAGAAAATATCATGGGTCAATATGACTGTTACGATGAAGACTTTGCAACATCCCTTGTAAAATGGGCTGATGCAATCCGTCGAACCTTCAATGATGGAGGTATCGATGAAAGTGTTACAACTCGCCGACTGATTCACATTGTACGCGCCTTTAGTATCTTTAAAAACAAGACTAAGGCAATTGAGTTGTGTACCAATCGATTTGATGAAGTAACACGACAGGCTTTCATTAACCTCTTTGAAAAGGTGAGTACTGATCCGGATTCTGATCTACTTGCTTCTAATGAAAGCGCAACTGTTATTATTAATGATGGAATTGATGATGGAGATACACTATGAAATATAAAGACATGACATTCACCTACTCTACACTGACACGTATCCAACGTAAAGCTGTAGATGCATTTATTGCCCTAGATCCTTCTTTAGCAACTGCTAATAGTATTTCGCGCCAACGTTTGGAGGAATTGTTTCTACAAGCTCGTAAAACTGATCCTAAGCTTGGTTATCCTGCATTCGTGACCCGATGTGAACGAGTCGCCCGCGGAGTCTATCAATGGCCGAGTCCAGGTGCAGTTGTGAATCTTTCTGCGATTAAATCTCCTGAGGTTGCTAAGACGGTAGAACAGACTGAATTTGAAGAAACGTTTGCCAAAGAAATGGCAGATTGTGGTATAATTTAAACATGGATTTCTTGCTGGGTGGTTTTGACCATCGGCCACTCAGCTTTTTTTATTAGATGGTATTTTAAAATGGAGTTTTTATGACTAAAATTGAACGCTTGAATGCTTACTTGTCAACCGGTGCCACTGTTACTGCTAAACAGATTGGTAGCATGTTCGGTATCGCAAATCCTACTGCCGCAGTTCATGCCTTGCGCAGTCAAGGTGTTTGTGTTTATGGCAACAAAGTTACACTACATGATGGTACTCCCTCCACAAAATACCGTGTTGGTGCTCCAAGCAAGAAAATGATCCAAGCTGCACACTCAGTTGGCGCATTCAACTAAGCTTAGTGTATTTTAAATATAGGCTGATGTATAATATCATATGTCAGCCTATATTAGTTTGGAGAAGTTATATAATGAAAAAAAGAATTTTGACGAAGAGCAATGATGTTCCAACAGGTATGAAGTTCGATAACGATAAACTTCGTTACGATCTGATTCCTCCTCTTGCTCAAGCTGAAATGGTGAAAGTGCTCACATTTGGAGCAGCAAAATATAAACCAAACAATTGGCAACATGTAGATGAAGCACTAGATCGTTATTTTGCAGCATTCGAACGACACGTGTGGGCGTGGAAGATGGGTGAAACCACTGATCCTGAATCTGGTATCCATCACTTGGCGCATGCCGCATGTTGTTTAGCTTTCCTATACGAGCATGACGTCAAATATTCTAAAAAGGATTAATTATGAAATTAAGTAAAGACACACTAACACTAATCAAAAACTTTGCTTCTATCAACGGATCATTGATGCTGAAAGAAGGCAATAAGCTTTCTACTATCTCAGAAGCAAAAAACGTCATGGCTAATGGTAGTATTACCGAAACATTCCCACAAGACTTTGGCATCTATGATGTCAATGAATTCTTGGGCGTTATTAGTTTGTTTGATGATACACATCTTGATTTTAAAGACAAGTATGTAACCATTAGTGACGGTGGCACGTCAAAGATTAAATACTTTGCGGCAGGTGAAGGCGTTGTGCGTTCTGCTCCAGCTCAAATCAAGTTTCCAGAGGCCGATGTTTCATTCGATCTTTCGCAAGAACAGATTGCAATGATTCTTCGTACTGCATCAGTACTTAAAGCTAGTGATGTTGCAATCAAGGGTGAAGATGGTGAGTTGAAAGTTCAAGTTAGCGATAAGAAGAATGATACATCTAATGCTTATGAAGTTACAATCGGTTCTACTGATAAAGAGTTTACCGCAAACTTGAAAGTAGAGAACCTTAAAATGCTAACAGGAAATTACACCGTTGAGGTTTCTTCTAAGAAGATTTCCAAGTTCACTAATAAAGATATTGATCTCACATATTTTGTTGCTATTGAAGCCGACAGTAAATTCTAATTTATTGTATAATATATTTTTGTTATGGAGTTTAATATGAGTGAGCAGTATTTATGGGTCGAGAAGTACCGTCCACAGAAAATTGATGAGTGTATTCTGCCCGAATCATTGAAAAAGACATTTAAGGAGTTCATCAATTCTGGTGAACTTCCTAACTTTTTGTTTTCCGGTACTGCTGGTACTGGTAAAACCACGGTTGCTAAAGCACTGTGCAATGAGGTTGGTGCAGA